CACATAAAAACCTAGAAAACGGCATCAGCCTAGAATCTTCATGGTCCATTACAAGTTGCTCGCCCGCCTTGATTTGACCCACAAGCGTCTTGGCTGCACTAACTCTATCGTCTTGAGTAAGTAACTCATCGAGATAATCATTACAAGAATCAACAAACTCTGTTGGTATATCTAGCTCCATCAAGAATATTGATGGTAGAGGATGCATCATATATTGTATTTCACTCATTAAAATAAGTATCCAACACACTTAGCTTGTCTTCTGCTTCAGCAATTTTACCGATGAGATCATCCATAGTTTCTATTAAATTTCCATGTTCACCTACAGCAACAGGGTTATCAATATAGTTCTGAATCTCTGCTTTGTAAATAGCTATGTTAGCTATATATAATTTTTCTAAAGCATTTATTTTAATATCGTTCATTTCTTATCCCTCGCAACTTAAACATTCTTCTTCTAAATTAATTTTAGGTATTTTAATATTAACATTTTCTGTACTTCTAGCTGCTGTAGAGCGTAAGTAATACAAAGATTTTAGTTTGTTAGCACCTGCCCAGTGGACATGATTAACATATTCTAAATAGTCATCATGTATATTTTGTGGTGCGTTAGCGGGAGGAGGCTCAAAAAATAAATTTACTGATTGTGCTTGGCATACATACTTCTGCCTTTGATAGGCGTGTTCTATAATCCAAATCTGATTTATTTCAGGAGCCGTTTTAAATATTTCTTTTTCTTCTTCAGTAAGCTCTGCCAAATTTTTAACAGACCCATCCGCTGCTGCTATATTTTTCCAAGTTTTTTCTGTGTTAATATTTTTACTTTCAAGTAACTTTTCTAAATATTTATTCTTTACTTTAAAAGAACCAGTCAGTGTTTTGTGCGTAAATAAGTTAGCCCTCGTAGGCTCAATACTAGGGCTTGTTGCACCGCATATAATACTACTAGAGGCGTTAGGAGCAACAGCAAGAAGATGAGAATTCCGAAGGTTACTACCAACCATATCAGGTGCTTCCCCGCGTTCTGATGCAAGATTTTTAGAAGCTTGGGTAGCCTTTTCTTTAATGTTTCTGAATGATCTATTATTAAATGCGGCGGCGTACATACCTTCGAAAGGTATATTATTGCGCTGTAAGTAGCTGTGAAAGCCCATCGCTCCAAGACCAACTGCCCGTTCTCTATATGCACTATAAGCGGCCTTTGCAGAACCTCTTTTATCATAGTCAACTTCAATATTAAAGTCCTCCAAGTTATTTATAATATAATTATTTAGCTGGCTGCTTCCACCATAAATAGTATGGTCTATAAAATGTTCAATAATATTATCTAACATTGTAATTAGATCACTTATAAACAAGTCATCGTCCTTCCAATCATCAAAGTATTCTAGGTTAACACTAGACAAACAACAAACTGCTGTACGTTCTTCACTGGTAGGCAGTGTTATTTCAGAGCATAGGTTACTTTGACACACTTCTAAGTTTAAGTTTTTTTGTTCTTCCGGCAGAGCTTCATTACAACGATCTATATTAACAATGTATGGCTCCCCTGTTTCTGCTCTAGTGTGTATCAACTGCCACCAAAGATCACGCGCTGCTACAGTCTTTACTGCTTGCTTTGATTTAGGGTCTATCAAGCGCCACTGATTATTATCTTTAACAGCCTCTAAAAAATCATCTGTTATTGTAATTCCATTGTGTAAGTTAAGGCACTTACGATTAATATCACCACCAGTAGTTTTTCGCATAGCAATAAATTCTTCAACTTCTGGATGATTAATAGGCATATACGCAGCATAAGAGCCTCTTCTAGTTTTGCCTTGGTTGAATGCCAGCATCTGACTATCTACTACATGCATGAAAGGGATGCTACCAGTAGACTCACTGCCGTTAGAAGTAGAAACACCGTTGCTTCTAACATCCCCCCAATATCCACCCAAGCCTCCACCTCCACTCGCCAGCCATATGTTTTCATCATAGTGATCAGATAGACCACGCCTTGAATCAGGAACATAATTAAGAAAGCAGCTAATAGGCAACCCACGGCTGGTTCCACCGTTACTAAGTATAGGAGTGCTAAAACCGAACCAACCCTTACTTGCGTAGTTATAAAGTCGCTGTGCAAGATTGTAATCAGTGTGTCCTTGATAAGTAGCACCATATACTGAAGCCCTTGCGAAAGCCTCTTGAGCATGTGTTTCTTCCCCTTCTTTCCATAAGTAACGATCTTTTATTGTCTCTAAAGAAAACGTATTTAACTTTTCTTCATTATCGTAGTCTATCTGAATCCCTAGATAGTCCATTTTTCCAGTCTTTAAAGTCATTAATCAAGTCCTCTTCCTGTAACTGCTCTTTTTTGTGTCCTTTACTGCGCGACCTATTTTTAGATTGTTTTCTTTTATTAAACTTAGCGGTACGCTCTGCTTTTCTGTCATAGTTTTTCACTGGATGTGTCCATCATATAATTAAGCAACCTTGATTCATACCACCTAGCTTTACGAAGGTCTTCTAAAGGCTTACCTTTTTCACGGAAGCGCCAACGATACTTTAAAGAGTTCCCGCGCAAGTAACCAATGTATTCTTCACGGGTCAACATGCCTTCTATAGCATCAATACATTCCATTGAGCCTTTATTATAATGTTGAGGACTTTCAATAGTATCTTCTATATGTTTTATCGTCATATTTCTTTTATTATGCGGGTCTTTTTTTCCAATAGAATCCCATTCTGCTGGTGTAATATTGTCGATCATTCTAACTCCATTTTTCGTTTATCGTTACGGGATTTATATTCTTCAGATTCTTTAGCTGACACATCAATCCATTCATCGGGGATGCTTTCTTCACTAAACCATCTGAATCCATTTGTATCTGCCCACTCACCATGTGATCTTTTAGTGCCGTCTTTTCTACGTTTAGCTCCCGGCATAGGGGCAGATGGATTAGCAAATAAAAAAACAAGTTCAGTATCTTCAGGAAGAATTTTTTTAATCCAAACATATTTATTATATTCTTGAAAGTCCCAAAATCTTCCTTTAGATTCTAACAATATTTTTTTGTTATCAATAGTTCTTACAAAGTCAGGTTCATATTTATGCTTGATAACATAATCAACATAGTCAACATGATGTTCCCAGTCTTTTAATATTGATTCGTGCAGGAGGGCTTCCCAAATAGAATCGTATTTGTTTCCATCTGGTTTTAGTATTGCGGGGGGTCTAGGAATTCTTCTTTTACGTGCGCCCGATCTAATTCGTGCCACCGATATAATTCCTATAATTTTTATTGAACATATCAAAAGTAATATTTTCTAGTTTAAATCCTTGGGCAATCATTTTCTTTAATATTTTTATTGTCCATCGTTCAGTGTATATACTTAGGTATAAAGTTTTATTATTAAAAATATATTCCTGTTGTGCTAAATATTGCCCAACATTTTCAGGAGTAATTTTTTCTCTTTCCTCTTCAGATATAAGAGTATGCATCCAAGAACATAATATATTTCTACTGTGTTTTCTTATTCTTTTAGAGAGCTTACTATTCAAATTGAAATTTCCTCGACTCTTGGTTCTGCAACTACTGTGGTTAAATACATAGGCCCTTTTGAATATTTAAATACTCTTAAACCTTTGCCATCATTACTGTCTTTCCAACACTCAAACTTATGGGGACAGAACACACAGGAACGATTTAACTTTTCATTGCCTTTTATTCCTTCAGGTACAGGAGCATAACATTTTTTAGGTGGAGAAGCAAGCTTTAAACTTCTTTTTAATTCTTTTATTTTGGTTTTTATTTCGGGCTTATCCATATCATCGGGACGGAATAAACACAATTCCCCATTTTCCTTATTGATCACAAGGAAACCACCACCACTTGTTCCTTCATACTCTTCGTACCCAGCTAACTGTGCCATGTATCCAAAGTCATCTTGCTCTGCTAGTGTGCCCTGTGAAAACTTTTTAAAGGCAAAGCCAGAAGCAGTTTTAATATCAACAACTTCGCCATCAATCTTACAATCCATGTGTCCAGTAATGCCTTCTACTACAACTTCTTTCTGTTCATCAGTAACAATGTGACCAGAAATTCTAACCAACATTAGAATAAGTTCTTCTAAAAGATGACCGTAAAGAAATTTAATTTGAGTAGCAGCGTTGTGGGGCTGCACTTCAGTATCTGCATTTATGTCATACCAAAGTTGTCTAGCTGGCTTTCCAATATTACTAATACGCAACCCTTTAGTTTGTGATCGAGGGGTGGCCCAGTGAAGCAAAGCTTCTTTTATTTTTAGCGCAAACTCATCTGCTATTTTATCGTCTATATTAATATTAATACCTTCCGATAAAACTTCCAAGGTAGAATAAATATCTTCTACTACAGTATTTAAATTTTTAGAAGAGTTCACACTGCACTCCTTTAGAAAATAATTTATCTAGAATTTTAGTGGCGGCAGGATGCTGAATGCAGAACCACTCACCCCTACGTTGATGTGTCTGAGATAAAATATCGTGGGCATTTTTCTCAGCGGTGCGTCGATCATCAGTATCATATGCTTTAATTAGCTGATAGTCTCTGTATGGAGAGCTAGTCTGATATTGCTTGAGCCTATCTTCTGCGTCAACAGCCATTCCTACTTTGCACCAACCGGGGAAAGAAGGATTAAATATTATATAAATTGATCCTTCTTTAACTGTATCAAATTTCTTTTTGTTTGTGTGTGCTATAAATTTAGCTAGGCTTGTTTTACTGTCGCCATATCTTTTTTTGTATCTGTTTAATATCCTACGTTCATCGTAACAGGTTTTACACTTGTAGTGTTTTTTACCTACAAAAGAAGGATACCAGTTAGTCTCATCCAAAGATACATTGCATTCTATGCAATGCCTAGTGTGTTTCAGCCCAGTTGTTTCCGACATTGTATTCTCCATCTAATGGACATTTTAATTTTAATTCAATACCTGCCTCTTGTATTGCTTCAATCCCTAACTTACCTACAGTGTCAGCTATGCTTTGTCCTGTTTCTACCTGCCACTCATCATGGACATTGGCTACAACAAAAGCATTTAAATCTTTTATTTTTTCTTCAAATAAAATCAAAGCTTGCTTCATAACAATTGCACCAGCACTTTGCAATAGAGTATTAAGTGCTGCGTGTTCTGATCTAACAATTAGTTTCCTACCATCAATACCTTTTATGTAGCCTTTTTTTGCTGCTCTTGCAACTTTATCTTTAAGATGTTTGAATGTTGGGAGATTATCAAAAAATGATTTTCTAAGTCTCGCGCCAATGTCTCGACCTCCTCCAGCCACTGTTCCAAGCTTTTCATCTCCTGCTCCGTATAAGAGGGCATAAATGAAAGTTTTCGCCTGACTTCTTGATTCAAGTCCCGCAAGTCTTTGGTTAGCTGAGTGGACATCGCCGTTAATGATTTCATTTGTGTACTCCTCATCTTCCATGTAGTGGGCTAACATTCTTAACTCAAGACCGCTGGCATCTATACCTACTAGCTTGTGTCCCTTTGGTACAACCCAGCAAGCCCTGCATTCTTTACCATACTCAGCAGTTAGACTTGGAATCTGAGCCATGTTAGGACCACTGTGCGTCATTCTGCCAGTAACAGTCCCATTAGAATTTACATATCCTCTAACTCTATCATCATCATTACATTCTTTAATCCATGAATTAATAGCAGCTATTCTTTTTTGCAGCATCAAATATGTCGATATTAAATGGGCCTCGGGTATATCAGTTATTTTATTTAATACTTTTTCATCAACTATAGGTTGACCTGTTTTCGTAAACTTCTTTGGCTTCCAACCAAAGTCTTGTAAGTATTCTCCTATTTGTTTACGAGAACCTAAATTAAAGGGATGTCTAATTTTTCTTTTTAATTTCTTATCCTGACATATGATATCATATTCTTCTTCTGAAAGACGCACTCTTTTATTTAGCTCTCGACATTTTGCAAAACGAGAAACGGCACCATTAGCATTATAACATATGCGTAATGTAAATACCTCTTCTTTAGGTTTAAAGACTTTATGAACTTCTTTCTCAATCTGCTCTAGCTTTTCTGTGAAAAGTGCTTTCATACATAGAGTATGCTTCCAATCAATCGAGAAACCTTTTTTTCTTTGTTCATCTACAAGTCGATAAACTTTTTGCTCTATCTCAACAGACTTAGAAGAGAAACCTTTTCCTTCCTGTTTTAAATGTTCATATACTTTTGCATTAACGATTACATCATTAACACAGTAGTCCAACATCTCTTCGGAAAAATTAGAGAAATCTTTAAAGTCTTTTTTCCTATGTCCTAATCTAAAACCCCAAGATTCTAGGCCATGATTGCCTTCTCTTGTAGGATTAAAGAGTCGAGACAAGACTAGTGTGTCTCTGATAGTGCAGTTATCAAAAAGATTAACGTCATACAAATCCTTTATTGCTGGTATATCGAAGCCTATTATATTGTGACCTATCAACTTATCTGCGGTAGCAAGAAACTTTACACCGTCAGCAATTTCATTTGGTCTATATTTATGTACAACCTTTTTATCAATATCATAGGCAACTATACAGAAAATAGTTGTGTAATCTAAGCCATCTGTTTCTATGTCAAATACTAAATTTAAAATGGTATGCCATCCTCTTCGTTATAAAATTCATCTGAATCATCAGAGGTTATTTCACTAAGTCTACCAGTTTCATTATCATAAAGCAAGTGTGTTGCCATGCCAACATCACCAGTATACCTAGACTTCAATACTCTAACGTGTGTAGTGTTAGCTTCTATACTGTCATCACTTTGTTGATTACGCTCAAGTGCAATGACACAATCACTTAACTGAGCAATAGACTGACTGCCCCTGAGATGAGAGATACTAACTGTAACCCCTTGTTCGTGTCCCTTGTTACCCTCTACACGGCGCAAGTGTGATACAAGAATCATACCAACGCCTGTCTCTTCCACTAGTGATCTTAGCCTAGTCATAATATTATCTATGGCTCTACGCTCATCACCTTCAGCCAGAGTGGACACTAACATATGCAAGTGATCTACTACAATCCACTTACAGTCACATCCCATAGCTAGATAGCGGAGCTTAGAAAATATTTCTTCTATATCGTGTTGACCAAGGTGTGAATAAATCCATAGCCTATCTTTAGCATCACCTTTGAAAAGTGATTCGTAATGTTTGCGCCAATCTTCTTCTGGAAATTCTTCTCTTATTTGATTTATGTACAGCTTGGCATTGGCTTCTATTGAAACAATACCATCTACTGTACGGTTTTTATTTTCTTCTAGTGCTAAAATACCGACACGATCTTTAGTATTTCTAATAAGAAAGTGTTCTATTTCTCTGGTAATGGAGGACTTACCAAGCCCTGTACCACCTGTCAAAGTTACTAACTCACCCCGGCGCATACCATAAAGTTTTTCATTAAGGCCATCCCAAGGATAGGGCACACTTTCTTGTGTCTCTCTATTAAAATAACTATCACCCATTTCTGATACATTTATAATACCAGATGGAGTATAAAGTTTAGCTGCCCACCAGCAAGTCACGTAAGCATGTTTGCTGTTCTGCTTCAGCATATCATTACAGTCTTTGTATTCTTCAGGCAGATTAAGAATTTTACTTTTGCCGGGGCGTAATACTCTAGCTACTTTCTTAGCTGCTTCCTTACCAGCTTTATCATTATCAAAATTAATAACCACACAATCAAAAGATTCCAGAAACTCTAAGTTTTCTTTGACATCTTTTACAGCACCACCCGCTCCATTTTTAACTGACACTACGGGCCACTTAGAACCTAACAGTTCATATGCTGCCATAGCATCACACTCTCCTTCGACAAGAGTAATGTACTTACCACCAGCTTGGAATGCTTGTTGTCCAAAAAGACCAGTGCCTTTTGGGGAGCCTTCCCATAAAAAATTCTTTGTCTCCACATCCCTTACTTTTGCACCACCCATTTCATTACCATTGTAGTATGGATAGAAGTGAGTGACAGTTTTATTTGAAGAGTCTGATATAGATTTAACACCATACTTTTTAACAGTATCCAATGTTATATTTCTGTCAGACAAAGCACTAAAAGAACCATCTGAATAATTCATAGTATTACGTTTGTATGTTTTAAAGTCTGTGATTTTAGAAGTAATAGTTTCACCCCCTTCGTAGTCTCTTAAAAAAGTATTGCAACTAAAGCAATACCCATTACCCTTTTCATCTACAGAAACAGGATCACTGCCTCCACATTCAGGACACGGCAAATGAAATTTTACAAAAGCCAAAATAAATCTCCATGAAAAAGGGGGCCGAAGCCCCCGTATTTATTCTTCAGACTCTGTTGTCCGCTCTTCATCCTCAAGCACCATATCAGGTTCTAGTTGATCAGAGATAGCTATGTTGAAACCTCTCAGTGCCATTTCAAGTTTAGCTATAGTTTTACGGTGAGCCACGATTTCTTTATCTGTCTCTACTAACAGATTGAAAGCGAGCTTTCCGTTGTCTGTAAATTTATCAACAGAATAAACTTTATCATCTGCATGATAGGTCCAGTCATTTGTTGCTTCACTCAAAGTTCAACCTCCTCTTCTTCATCTTCAATCTCAAACTCATCAGCGTCTGGATCATTATACTCAACCAATTCTAGGATTTGCATTTTCACAAAGTCCAAACCCTTGAAAGTCCTGCCATTCCAGACAGAATCCCATTCCCTATATTGAACCTTAACGCGAGAACCATTGCCAACATTGACATCTACTTCTTGCTTGCGTCGATCCATAAGGACAGGTGCTTTACGAATCATACCATTAGGACCATTCACTTTACGTTTAATGATGATGGCTGGGCCTTCATTCATTTGTTTTACAGTAAAGCCTTTGTCTTCAAACTCTTGAGCAGTATCATTATCAACTACTAGATTGACCGAATAACACGGATCATATTTAGTATTTGGTGTTGTAACAAATGCCCAATAAGCAGTTCCTTCAAGTACAGCCATTTTTATACCTCTCGTTTAGTTTTAGTCTGCGGATTATACTGAGTGGAAACAAGAATGTCAAATATATTTTTGCTCCCATCTCAACTTTCTTTTCTTGCGCCCCTCTTCGTGGGCTATCCTACTGGCATCACAACGTGCTGCATACCAATAAAGTTTATTAAGTTCCTCCTTTAATTGCTTGATATTTAAAGTTATTTTATTTCTCCCGAACAGTGGTGTAATGACTCCTCTTTTGTTACCAATTTTAATATTACACACACGCCAACCGTCAAGGTAGTACCATGTATCAAAGCTATCACTACGTTTAGGGTCCATCAAAAACTTTTTTAAGTTTAAAATATCCTCTACCATTCGCCTAGCCTATCAATAAATTCAGAGAATAACAGTGACAAATTATCATCATTGATTTTCCAGCAACCTACATCGTCGCATCTTTCTTCTACAAAAGAAATAAATTTTAACTTGATTCTAATAGAAGGTGGATTGGCGCCGATACGTAATGCAAAAAGTTGGGACCACCAATCATCTACATCACTATAAAATTCAGCCTTTGTATCTACTGCACTCATTTAAAGTCCTCCGACAGTTGTAGTTCTATATACTTCTCAACGAATTGTACCGCAAAATCTCCATACTTGAAAGTTAAATCTATAGCTTCTGCAATAATTTCTTCTGTTGCCTCCTGTTTTCCTGCGTAGTACGCTGGGTGTTTTAAGATATGATTGCTCATATCAATTAAATTTTGCATTCAGTATACCTCTTTTTAATTCTTTTAATACATTTATGGCATCCACTGTTCTAACGTAAACTTCATCCTTAACACCAAAAGAAATTAATTCATACTCCATAATTTCTTGTTGGATTTTTATCACCATTTCTTCCGCCATAAGTTCACGAAGTTTTTTTTCAAAATCTTCAAACTTTCCATTAACAGTATGTGACCCGTCCTGCATGGAAATTATCCAATGGTCCAGAAACAGTTTTAAATTATCCATTATCCTGCATACTCCTTAATTTTATTTTTGTCAAATTGACAGTAATTTTTTCTTCTTATTCTTTGCTCCTCAGTAACTCGATCAATAGCATGAAGGACCAAACTAGTAGTAGCAGCGGAAAATGCAGAAAGATCACCTTCAATATTAACTTCATGCTTTTCTAGTTTATCTTCTCTATAAGCCCAAACATCATGACACGGTATGCCGTAGTGAGTAGGATTTCCTACTAAAGCCCACATCACTTCTGTAATGACCTCATCATTTACCCAACTTGGAAATGCTTGGGCCGTAATGTTAATTCCAATTCTACTCATACTTTTTCCTCAGAATGTTACGACATCGTTTTCAGTTTCTATCCAAACTTTTGCACCACAAGGGAGCGGATTGTCGGGACGATAATACACACTAGCTATTGTCTTACCTTCAGAGTCTACGATGGCGGCATGATTAACCTTCCTGTTTTGTTTGTAATCTTTCACAGTAATCACTGGCAAGCTGGCACCTTTGGCATTGGCCTTGATGTTGTGCTGATTAACGTGAATTCTAGTTTTCATAGTGCCTCCAGTATTTCTTTGTCTTTGTCGTACTGCTTCACTTGCTCTTCACCCCACAGAAGCTCATTGTGGAAATTCATCAAAGCACTGCGGTCATTAACCAGTTTACTGTGTTGTGGGCTTACATTGCGGTGAGGCTCAGTAAGTTTTATTTCGTAATCAAGACTCTTCACTCGCTCAAGTAAAGTATTTTTAATCTCTTGAGTTATAAGATCACGAAGAGCTTTCTCAAACTGTGAGCCGCTATTAGTATTTAAGATAAAACTATTGCGTTTTATATCATAAATAACATAATGATCTAGGAATAAACTTATGTTGTCCATTACTAATCTCCAAGTTAAAGGTGAGCAGTTTAACACCTTACTCAGGGTGTCAGGAGTTATGCAGCCATTGCAAACTTAGCAATTGCTTGCTGTACTTTCTCAGATTTTTTTACTTGAGCCACTGGAATATCCACAGTATTCTTGCGAGTACCTACATGATGACTCGACCAATCAGTCAAGACATTATATACAGCCCAGTAATTATTACCTAATACCTTAGCATAATGATCATTATACTTGGTCCAAGCATACATCAAAGATGAATTTCTGTATGCAGTTGGCATAGTCATAATTGTGGCTGGAGACTCGCCCTCTTCTAATTTACCTAAAGCAAACTTAGAGCCTGTTGCATCTGAAATATGCTTAAAAGCCTTTGTGCTACTCACTGGAGTATTGGCCCATTTGGCCCATATTTCATTTTGCCTATCAAGAACGCCCATAACTTTATTCATTTGGGCAGCACCATCAGCTATGTTTAATTTATCAGTGTGCCTAGCTTTGTATATTCCAGCAGTGTGACCAAGAAATACTTGATGATTAGTGCAAGCATTCTGAAGGGCACCAACTGTAGCTTGATAAGGCCATGCAGCATTGAATGAATTGATATGCAAAGTCTCAAGAACTGCGGTGTCTCCATCAGGAGTTTTAATATAATGATTAGGTAGT